TACCGGGATATTTGCTAGGCGCAGTTATATTCCTTATTGGGCAAACTAGTACCGCAATATGGTGGGCTTCTGGAATATCAAGCGATGTTGCAATGCTAAAGCAGGATAGGGATGAGATGGCAGAGATCATTGAGCATCTTGATGTGCTTGCCTACCGTATGGAACACTTGGAGAAACTGATACAGAGAGCGTTTGGCCCAGAGGTAAAGTAGTGGCGGGAAAAAATAACTAATCACGCCATCAAACCGGCCATTTAACCATTTTATAGCCCTTTTACGCCCATTAATCGGACATCGAACCGGACATGACCAGTATTGCCAAACTTAAAAAGCGGTGGCTGAAAGACCCCAAGGTCAATGAAGCCTTTGAAAAGATGCGCCAAGAATTCTTGAAATACAAGCGTCAGATCATTTCAAAGACTCATAATAATGAAACGAAAATATGATACTTCAACCGGCCATTAAACCGGCCATAATAGGAGACAAAATGAAAGAACGATGGAATTCTTTAGACAGAAAAGTAAAGGTTTGGATATTGACTGGTATAGCCGTGTTTGCCGTAGTTGCGGCTATCTTGGGCTAACGCTAGGACTTATAGGATGCGGGACGATAAAGAAAGCAGGGATAGTAGCGACAGCGGCAGGAACAGGTGCGGTTGCGGGAACTGTACTCAGTGGGGGTGCGGTTGCGCCTATAGCGGGAGCCATGACAAGTGCATTTGTGGCAGATGTGGTGACAGAGGTGACGGATGTGACCCCGACTATGGAAAATAGTTGCGCTCCTGATAACTTCTGGACTATCCTTGGCAAACTTGTTGAGGTAGGTGGATGGGCATTAATACTTATAATAGTAGCCCCCATAATTCTGGGGTGGATTCTACCGGGGCCACTAGAAAAGAAAAAGAATTAGTCATCGTCGAATGGCGTGACATTATAGCAACATCAGGGTGGGAGCAGGAGATTTCTTGCCCCACCCTTTTTACTGTTGGGTGGTTAGTTAGTCAGGACGATGATACAATCGTCATAGCAAACACCAAAGACCCGGATGATTTTACCGGGGAATCTAATCCTCCTGTGTACTATGGGCTTCACGCTTTTCCTGCTGGCGCTGTTGTTCGCGTTCATCCATGCGATCCCTCGCATACTTATACAGGGAAATCCCCTCCTTCCTTTCAAATATCTGCGCCCAAGTAAGTTCCTCACCGCGAACCTGTAACCGCTTGTGTTGGTTTACCCAACAGTATCTAGCAAAGTGTAACCTCCTTTGGTAAGCCCATTCCTCTTCCTGCTCTTTAAATGTTTTGGTCAAGTTGGTCTATCCGCAAGTTGTACATATCAACCAAAGTTATAAATCCGTTTGAGTTATCCTTATCCCCTTTGGACATTGGTTTAGCCTTGAGCCAATACTTGTCTGCATCCATGTATCCGCATAACCAAATGTTTTTCAAGCCGTAGTAAGAGCCTTTATGCTTCCTGTCAAACTCCATGCTTATGAAGGCGTACACATCAGGATGCTGATGCTTGCTAGTCTTTGCTACGGATACCTCGTATAACGCTCTGGGAGCGACTGTGCGGCGTTTAGTTTTAACCTCTATACGCTTACCCTTGTGGATAATATCGTACTCCCTGTGGTCTTGTACGTCTGCTGACAGGTGATTGGCTAGGGCAATCTCACCTAATCTTCCGGCAAGATTACCCGCACCCTTTGTGATAGAATTCTTAATGCCGCCAAGATCATTTGCCCACTGCAATGCTTGGTCTATCATTTCCTGATTGAACTTTATTGATTGCATCTGTTATGGTTCCTATGTTCCAACATTTAAATAGTTCCGTACCGCAATCCTCAAACCCAAGTTTACGCATATTGTGTTCTCTGAGCAATGCGTGTACTTCTTTCTCCGCTTTAAGCGCATCCTCAAACCAATACTTTTCCTCAAGTTTAAAACATCCCCACCGCCTAGCCTCTGACAGTCTGCTTTGCATACCATCAGGATAGGTCTTGCCAATCTTAAATAGCCAAGGGGTTTCGGTATTCCTGATAACGTAGACCCAACCTTGAGGCACTACCTCGCCTTCAACGTGTACAGTTTCTCGTTTGGTCATAGGCTTTGACGGCCCATACTCAGACTTAAAACGTGGGGTAATGTCTACCACTTTGTCGTTGATCTTCCACTCAACATTATTAGCCTTTGCCCTAATCTTAGCCCTTTCTTCTTTTGACAGGTTGTAGTATTCTTTTTGACCACCGGCTAATTTATACCATACTTTTCTTTTTGGATTGTTTTTAGGGTTAAACGTCTGGTTGATAACTTTTATTTTGCACTTAATACACTTGTCTTGAAGCCCGTCCTTTGACCCGGAATGTTTGTGAAACTCACTAATGGGGAGTATATGATCCGGGTAATCTTCCCCACATTCCCAATGCCCCTTATAACCACTACATCTTTTTACGCTCATTTATCCACTCCATTATACATTTGTCTAGTTCCTCTTTGGTTTTAAAATGTCTGTTGTCTACATGAAGGTAGGTTAGTTTGTCATCACTGACAAGGAAACTCCAACCCTCACCATTCCTGCTTCTCTCTACCCTCATATCCTTATACCTCCCTAAATTAAATCCTGACCCCCTGCCCCATTCAATGGACATCTGGGCCTCTCAGTTCCGGGGAAAACCCCACAACATTCCTGCCTGTATCCTGCCGCAACATCCGCTTGAATGATCGCCACATAAACTCATGCGCCTGATACTCCGATTGTTTAGCGCACCCTTCAAGCAACTGCTCCATATCATCTTTTTTAAAAAGATCATGCTCCATCCCATCCGTCATCAATTCCAATGCCGCATCGAAATGGAACACAATCATTGCCGGTATACTCATCGCAACTGCTTCATCCTCTTATGTAGCGTAAGCGCCGATAAAAAGGCTTGAAAGTTTTCCTCAACTTCCGTTGACCTGACCGCTTCAAATCTGCCTGTCGCTTTGTCACATCTGAGAATGTATGTAGCATCCACCGGGATTCCGTGTATATCCTCCACCGCTTTAGCATACGCCGCAACCTGTAGATGATACTCAGGATAAACCGCCTTACTCGTTTTCCAATCAATAACACAATACTCTCCATTAATTATTGCTCTTGCATCCACAGTTCCCGCATATCTATATTTCCTGTGGAATAGTTTTTCTTCTGAGGATTTCCACTCAACTACATTTTGGCTTACCCAATCCTTGAAAGCGCCTATAGAATTTATAGCCTCTTCCTGCTTGGGCATCTGGGGTATCTCACCATCCCCAAGTTTCCAGTTAATCGCAGACTCTACCCATTCATGGGTGATGTTACCTATGTTCAGCGCATCATGTGACTTGCTACGATAGGCAGACTTCATCCCTTTGATAAGGGGTTCAAGGGCCATACGCGATTTGTAAACCTTAGTCTTTTTAGATGAAGAGTCCTCGTCAAAGAAGAAGTTCTTCTCCAACCAGTTAGCCCCCACCTTCAAAGCCCAAGGTACAAGAGCGGGTTTAGAGATAATGTCCAGAACCTTAGTGGCGCTTGGGATTATCTCATCCCCCACCTTGTATGAGTGGAGTTTACTGTCGAATAACATCTCGACAGTATCCCCATCATGGTAGTTAATTTTCATTAAAACGGAACTTCAGAGGATACGCCCTTAGACGCACCAGCACCATTATACGGCTCTTCAATACGGCCAGAATATCTCAGTTTACCTGAGTTCTTCTCCCATACTGATACACGCATCTTCTCACCATTGATCCATGCGTAGCCGGTCAAGTCAGGGCGATTCTCATTGCCCTCCTTGTCATTTTCAAACAGCGAAAGATCGCCGTCCTTTGGTACATAGTCGCTCATATATATATCTCCTATAAGATTTTGTGTTCCAATCGCCTATTTGCTTGCTCAGTGCGCCAGACTTCAATATGAAGTTCTGCCACCTTGAGTTCCCAACGTAGACGCTCTTCGTTTTCGATGGCTACCGCGATACCTTCTATTGTTTTGGTAACTTCCGGTTGCATCGAAACCCAATTCTCCTTGTCTGCTACAGTCTTGCCTATGGCTCTACTGTACAACACGGAGCGTTGAGTCTTTTTGTACTCCGTCAACTGGTACGTTTCGGCCTTGGCCTTTGCGTACTTCGGAGCAGTCTGTTCTATCTGTGTGAGGTATCCCTCAACTTCGCCTTCTATATTCATATCTCTATTATACCATCATCAAATGCTTTGTCAAGTGTTTTTAAAATAAAATATGGTTGCCAGTTCATCAACTCCGCATCGCCTGAGTGTATCTGTGTATGACACTTAAAGCAAAGGGGCATTGTCAACCAGTCATCCGCCTTGTACCCCATTCCACCAGAAAGGGGTGCGTACCTACCTTTAAGGTGGTGCGCCACCACAGTCCCATCCGTAGCCTTACACTCGCTACAGGGAAGGGTGGCTACCCACTCAAGGTATGCCTTACTTTTGATCCTTGGCATTAATTTCCTCTATTAGTATATTAGCATACTCTATGATCTTGCACAAGTCGGACATTGGTTCGCCCTTCTTGTCCCATCTACTAGCGTATTTTACTATATTACCGGAGCAGAAGTCAAGCCTATTTGCCATGATGTACTCAATAGGCTGTATCTTCATCTTGTAGTGTGAAGGTTTCAATGTCCATAGTACCACGGCTCATCATCCTCTGGGTCTACCCAAGGGTGGTTATGCCATTGTTTAGGGGCAATACCCTTGCCTCTAGTTAAGTAATAATTCCATAGAATCTCATCTGACTTTCTTACCCGCATCCAAGACCTCATCTGTTTCGTGGTGGGCGTGTATCCTATCTCATCCTTAATAGGTTTACACTCACATTCCCAAGGCCACATTACACTTACAGG